CAAAAACAAAAAAAGCCCCGATGGCGAACCAACGAGGCTGATGAGTTGCCTTCAGGATTTAACCTTCTTCGGACTCTCCTTCAAGACCGAAGTTCTTGCCTTCGGACTCAAATAATTTAATGATTTCTTCATCCATGATGTCGAATACAACTGATCTAAACTCCTCATTTTTGAGTTTGTTCACCCATTGTGAGCGTTGGAACTTGAACTCTTTACCATCACGGTCATAGATCTTATTCCACGATCCTGCTTTGAAACGATTAGAGCCAGATGCTCTTAATGCTTCAAGCCATGATTCTTCATCTTGAATGCCTACGTCTTTACCCCAGAGAATCTTAAAGCCACATGTGCGGCCTTCAGAACCGAAGCGAGACTTTTCAATCTTAACTCTAACTTCAGAGCCAATGCGAAGTCCACTATCATCTAAGACGTGTGCAGCCTTTGCCTTGCGCTTTGTAAGCCATATTCTAAGTGAGCAGAAATATTCGATTGCTTTACCGCCGGGAGCGACATAAGGAGTCGTCATTGCTTCTGCAACATTAGAAGTGATGTTCGTTTTTAATTGATTGATCAACAATAGTGTTGATTGTTGGTTTGCTAATGGGATAGTGAGTTTCGGGAATGCTTTCGCAAAGATCCGAGGCTTTACCGCCATTGATGATTGAGGATTAAAGTCGCCTTCGAGATCCTTCTCGGAAGAAGTCGCAGCGATGGAGTCCCAAATAAAAAAGAACTGTTGTTCTGGATATTCAGTCATTAGATCCTCAATTGTTTCCAAGGTTTTCTCAACTGAGACTGCTTGGATGTACAAGAAATCATTATTAATATCGATCCCTGAATTCTCAAGAAAATTCGGATCGATCGCAGACTCTGCATCAAAGTAAACAACGAAATGTCCTTTCTTTTGTGCATTAGTTGCGATTTGGCAAGCCATATAAGACTTACCAGCCGAAGACAAACCTGCAAGTTCGGTAATCTTACCAACAGGAATTCCAGCCATCTTGCCTCGGCAGATAATAGAGTCCAACCAGCGTGAGCCAGTCGGAATCCATTCTTTAACCTCGGTAGGATTGTCTTCATTAAGGTCATGAGCAATATCTAGTCCGACCTTTTTGTTGACGAATTTCTTCATCGCATTAATATCAATCTTACCTGCCTTGGCCATTACTCCTCCTCGGAAGCGGCAGTATCTTCTGCTTCTTCAGATTCGGTTTCTTCATTTACTTCTTCAGCAACTTCTTCGACTGCTGAATCAGTTTCTTCTTCTTTCTCTCCACATGCGAAGAGAAGAGTCAATAGTAGTGTAGTCATACTTACTCCTTATTATTAATAAAAAAGGCCGCTCCTTTATAACCAAGGGCGAGCGGCGGTTCCCTACAACACAGGAGGTCTACGACTTATTCATCATTCATGAATGCTGCGAAAGCCTTATCTACGTCTTGACCTGTTTGTGCTTTACCACGCTGAGTTTCATTCGAGGATGCCTCTGCTGAATCGTCGGAGGACAGGTAACCATCCAACAAAGACTGTACGTCTTCAACTGACTTGCGTTCGAATAGATTGTCGATTACAGGTACTGAGTCTAACAACTCTTCACAGTTTCCAACTGCATCGTCACACAAGATTGATGGACGACGTCGTGGCTGAAGAGCAGTTTTAGGGAAAGCACCAGGACCAGAAGCAAGAGTGTAAGTCAACTTGATATCTGTTCCAGTTTGAGGATCAGTGATATCTCCATAATCAGGATCAAGCACATAGCCCAACAAAGTTTCATAGGCAGTCTTTCCATAAGCCCAGATTTTTACACCTTCTGATTCGTTTCCACGAACCAATACTGGTGAGTAATAACGCTTTCGAGCAAACAACTTTTTAGCTTCGTTTTTGAGGTTTTGATCGTCAGTTTCAGTACCTTCTCGCCAAAGTTTTGATGCGAAGTCACAGATAGGGCATTCGCCACCATCATTTCGCTTGTTGCAGTAGATCCCAGGGTTCTTTCCTACATTGTAGTGAAAGTGGAATTCACGGAACGGGTCGCCGTCTGCTGTTGGTAAGATACGGATGTGTTGTGCACCGGCTTGTGGCTTCCACATGGTAGAATTCTTACCAGATGCCTTCTTTCCGTTCTTTGATTGTTCGAGCTTTGCTCGCATTGCTTCAATATTAATAGCCATAATTTACTCCTAAGGTTAGTCTATTTTTTTGTGTGTTATCACTAAGGTGGACAGGCTAGTTTTTCATCCCGTCCCCGATTAAAGTCGTTTCGTTATATAATATTATAACATATTCAAAATGGTTTGTCAAGTAAAATCTCAAAAAATAGTCAAAAAAAAATTTTGGGGATTTTGAGATTTTGTAAAAAGTGCGGTCTTTTGGAAGGAGACCGCAAACCTATGAGATCAACCTTTGTTGTTAACAAAAGCCAGTAGAAGTTCTGCTTGTGCTACAATCTCATCCGTTGTTGGATAAGACGGCCAATTAGCATCTTTTGCTTCAACGATGTTGTGCTTAATTGACAACTCAACTTCTTGAAACTTCGAATGATATCTTGAGACCAAGATACCCTCTGCTTGTCCGAGTAGACTTGCTCGTAATTCATATCCACTTTTACTCATAATTAGCTCCTTCACGGTGTGCGTGTGTGTGTGAGTATAATAAGCGGTCTTTTGGAAGGAGACCGCAAACCTTCAAAGCAAGGAGGTGCTTAAAACAATTCTACAGTTACGTCTCGAGTACTTGAGGAGACAGATCCAACTACAGTATTGTTATTGAATGTTCTATATTGTTGACGATCAATATCCCATACAGTTTCAAATCCGGGTTGCAAGTTTCGTTCACGCAAATAAATTGGGAACACACCCTCAGGTGCCTCAGATGGACGAACGAAGTTCATTACTCGTTGTTGTCCACGTTGCGTTACGAAAGTTCCGTTATATACAGTCATAGTGTTTGTGTTGTTTGTGTTACTCATTTTTCCTCCATGAGTTGATTTATTATATTATTATTATAACATAGTTTTGATACCTTGTCAAGTATTTTTTTAAAGTTTTTTCAGAATCTTTCATGAAGCCAATACCAAAACCAGGTAAAGCCAAATACAAAGATTGTAGTTCCAAGTACAAGTTCCATTGTGTCCTTCCTTTTTCTTTATACTATTAATATAACATATTCAAAAGGGGTTGTCAAGTAAAATGGTTATTTTTTCCAAACTTTTTTTTCTTTATCCCAAACATAGTCGTTGAGATCGACTTTGATGCGATCTTCACCAAAGAATATTACTGTTGTGATTCTGTTGAGTTGAGTGTAAATGACTCTGGCTATTTCTCCTAGGCGATCACCAACCTCTATTAGGTCACCTTTCATCATCAAACTCCAAGAGTGCTCTTTTTAATATAAGTATCATATTGCTTATCTCAAAAATCTTTTTGGATACATATCTCAACTGCTCTTCAGAACAGTGACTTGATTCATATGCGAGTTTAAGAAGGATTCCTTCTTCGATACTTAGCAATTTATTAATTTCAGATTTAATCTTCATTCTATCCATAGCAAACTCCCTGTCTATAGTAAATATCATTCGGAACTCCCGGAGGCATTTTTATTTTCTTCCTGTATAAAGTGGGTGTAGTGCATCGAATAGAAATGGTTCTCTGTATCGCTTAGCCATATAGCAAAAGAAGTCTCTCGTTCTTTGTTTTTATTTTCTCGAACAATTTGTTGACAAGTTGGAATTAGATTTTGATCGTTATCCATATCTTCCTCTTCAACATTCATCATGTACATTGATTCTGTGATGTTATCTAAGTTATACAGCAACTTTTCATCATCCGAATCTAATGACCCAAGGCCAATAGTTGATATCCTAGAGATTTCTTTTTTCTCGTGCAATTTTCCAAATGCAGGATCAACATGCTTCATGTACATCAAGTTTTGAATTGTATTGTAAATAAAAAAATTGACTTTTTCGTAGTAGTTTGACGCTGTGCCGTGACCGGCGATCTCAAACAACGTTTTGTTGTCTAAAACAATCATCTCATGTATCATACCTGAGCGGGTGTACTCCTGTAGTACCCCAAAATGAACTCTGTGTCTTCGTTGTTCGAGTTTAGATGCGAACTCCAAGTCAGGAACGATATAACAAACAGTTGTTTTACAGTCCTTCAGAGCCTCGAGGACGCGTAGAGACGCTCCGGCTATCTTACCACTCCCACAAACAAACAAAATGGCTTCATCGTGAGATTTGAGCCCTCTCTGTTTAAATTTGATTGGCTCTTCGTCATATTGTTCAACGGAATCCTTTTTATCAATACCGTTGTTTTCGTCAAGAATT